AAGTTGTCTGCTGTGATGTTAATCTTGTCTATCGTGGGAAGTAATTCTTCTGCCTGTAAGCCCCATTGAGCCATGATGGCGATTAATCCTTGTGTAGCATAATTTGCATCTAATTCTGCGGTATTTAGGGCCAGCAAGCTCGCTTCGGTCAATTCCAATGTCTCGGACACATTGTAGCCTGCCTGCGCCCAACGGATGGCTATGTCGCTGACATTCTCCCATGCCATGCCATACTCAACACCCAGTCCTTGCAATTCATCACGCATCTCGGCAAAATTAAATGTCACGTCCTCGGTGATACGTGCGATGGTCGTCATGTCGGCTTCTACTTGGGTTAGAGTGCGGACTGCTTCTTGCATAGCGGCGGCTCCGCCAAACAGAAAACTACCTGTCAGAAACCAAGAGATTCTCCGTTCCGCCATTGAACCTAGTACGCTATATTCTTTGTTAAGGTCTTTAACCGTTTTAACGTGTTCTCGATTAACCCTTGCGGCTTTTGCGGTATTATCTGCTATTTTGTTAAGTGTTACAGCCTGTGCGCCCATCTTAGTGTTTATATCTGTTACAGTAGTTTTTAATTGATTGAGTAAAAGAGTTGCCTCTTTTGTTTCTTTAGAGAACTGCTCCGTACTCATAATAGCCTGCGAGTAGTCCACGCCCAATCTTGCAATGATCTGAGTTACCAAATTTTCATCCAATTTCTCACCACCTTTCTGTCAGAAATTAAAAAACACCCCGAAGGGTGGCACCTTTCCAATATTTGCCTCGTTTTGTGTTTATAGTTATACTAAAACTGTGAATACTAACAAAAAAGGAGGCATCTATCTATGAAGCACTTTCTCAGTGGTTTCGCCACTTGTGCGGTTATTTGCTCGTTAATGTTTGTTGGTTCATCGGCTCTGCCCGCAATCCAAGCAGAAATAACTAGCCTTCAGAAAAAAGGATATCTATAAGGCACTAAGCGGCTCTCTTGTTTAACCACTAAAGAGAGCCGCAAATGCCATCCTTTCCTCCACCGTGTCACCATACACATCATCGTCCTGAAACTCTCCTCCGCTTTCCTCGTCGGAAAACCCCAGATTGGGAGTTCGCTTGACATTAATATGCAAACCCAATCGTCGCATAATCGCCTCTAAGGCAGGTATTGTCATGTCACCAATCTCAAAATAACCGATGTTGGTATGACACACGATTTCGGTAAATATCTCACCCCAATCCGTCGGAGGCAAGGCAAGTTCTCCCCCGCAGGCAGGGCAGGTATCTTCCACAGTCAAATTGTCGGGAATCTCACACCCATCCTTGCGGCAGATTACCTTGCCCCGTGTTTCTTCCGGCGGGGGAGGGGTCAACCCGATATGTCAATCAAGAGCTTTACAAACTTACGTAGGTCTGTAACATCCCAATCTGCTTCTTCGGCCTTTGCTAGTGTCATAGGTTCGTCATTCTCATCGAACAAATATCGCCCCATCCACTTCTCCAACTTGGCAACTTCCTTTTTCTCAATCAGGGTAAAAAACTGCGGGCCAAGGTTAAGGTTGTCCTCAAGGAATTCCTTATGGTCACGCAGCTTCAACGGCTTAATCTTGTACCGCTTCCCCTGAATGATATGGTAATCGCCAGTCCCTAGCATAGTAGCCAAATCAACAGGGGGATGTGCCTCCTTTTTAGGCATAAGTCAAACCCTCCTTACCGCGCCACTCGATAATCAACAGGTTTACGACCAGCACGAGGTTTCTGCAAAGCCATTGTGAAACTCCAACCACCGGGGGCCTTGCTCCGGGTAGGCGGTTTGATGTCGCCGGTCGGTGCCACACTGTCGAAGATCATGGAATCATGTTTTATGGTTCCTTCATCCTCAGCCAATACTGCTTCCCCAGCAATAATCATCTGGAACACTGGGCGAGATGACTGTTCGGGCACTTCCATTTTGTCGCCAGTTTCAGACACGTCAAAGGCAAGAACAACCTCTTTACCAGCATCAGCAGAGGCGAAGGTGAACACCGAACCTGATACTGCAAACTGCCCTGTAGTGGAAGCACTCGATGCCTTAACAAAGGGGCTATCGGCAGCATCATGCACTACAGGCACAGGGTCAGTAGCAGGAGTACCCTCATTCTTTACGTCAATTGTATATGGTGCAGAAGAGGGAATGCGACTTTCAATAATGTGACGGACAGCAATGGAACTGTTCTCCGTGAATGTCGCACCAGATAACGCAGCGTATATCTTGGGTTGGAACGAATTCAGGTTAACTGTAATATCGCCATCCTTGCCCTGCGAAAACACTAAATCCCAGTCAGAGTTGCCATCTTCCAAATTGGAGGTTTTCTGATTGATTGAAATGTCTATTGATTGCACTACTCCAAAACCAAGGAATCTGGCACTGTCACTATGCCGAACCAGTTCAATGTGTCCGGCTTTCTTGTAAACCAGTTTTGCCATTGTGTTTTACTCACTTCCTTTCGCCGTTATTTCAGGGCATAGAATGTGAATCTCGCCCCTACACAAACAAAGCCAGATAAAGTTGCTAATTCCCCTAGCTGGCCTTCAAACTCATAGATTCGATTGTTGATTGTCTTGTTGTAAAGCAATTCCTGCGCCCGTGCTATGGCTCTATATGCCATGTAGTCTTGTGTTGCAGGAACGTGACAATCAATTTGTAAAACTTCGTTGGTCACGATGGATAGCCTTGCGGCTCGCGATGGCCTAAAATATAGGCAAAGCCGCTTTTCATTGGTTGCCAAATCCGTCCATTGCGACCGCTTCAGTATGCGTTTGACTTTCTCCACGTCGCTTAGTCCTGCAATGCCCAAGATTTCATTCATTGTGGCATCTTGGACAAATAGTTTCTGCACAGCGGCCAAATCTTTTTCAGGGTTAAAACAACGGCCTCACCCACCTTTCAGTCTTGCGTCACAACAAAAAACCTCCCCCAAGGGAAGGTCCGCAAAGCTTCTACCCATATTTGCCGGACTCTAGTTACTTGCATCCATCGGGCGGTTGTTTGCATAGCATGAGAGGGCGGTTGTACTCGAATGTCAAAGGGCAATTCCCCAATATTACTCAAGTATTCCAAATCCAATCCCGCCATACTACCGCTTGACACTTTTGTTTCACCAAAGATATTCGTGTATTGCCCCTTGGGTCGCCCACGAATGATAGTATCATGTCTACGTGGGTTCCACATCCTAGAGTTACGATAGTTTTCAAGAGCAGGGTTAGATTCATCCATCAGGGAACCCGTGCCCCATTCATCCATCGTTGCCCATGCGCCCCCGACCACATTCACGGCTAAGAACGTGCCTAGTGCCTCAATTTCCCCCGTTGTCAAATCTTCTCTGCCTTCGGGGGTCAGCATTTCGCTTGCAGCATAGGCCTTGTATTCCTCAGCCATCGCCAAGAGAGCAGTGACAAGATGTTTCTGTAGGGCACCTATGCACGCTGCGGCGTCAAATCTCACCCCATAAGCATCACCCTACTCTCTTGTATCGGTTCCGGCCTGCACTCGAACAACACCTTCTAGCATCAACGGGTCTATGGCATTGACCATAAGGTTTTCGCCGTTTAAGACCAAACGATCTAATACCTGCACACCATAACTTGACGGCAGATAAAAGATATAGCGGGATGATTCCAGCAGTCCGGGGTCGTACTGCCGCAAGGCATACGTCACAACCTGCCCAAACGCGTCTATGGTCGTGCTTGCTGGTGTCCATTTCCAGGTCACGACAAGGTTGTATTCGTCGTCCAATTCCTCTGTCCGTCTAAGCGGCGTCAAGGTAGAGTTCACCTTCGCGGCAAAGAACGCTATTGCGCCGCTTGCAACATCAAGGTTAGCTGACTGAACCAGGTACTTGTCTGTGCCAACGGAGAAGATTTCACCGCTGACCAAGTTGCTGTCAGGCAGGACTAAGCCCTCCCACGAACTATCGCGTATTCCAGGGTCACACACGGCCTTGGTAGATCGCTTGAGACTCGCTTTGGTTGTAACGGTAGGATTACGTTGAATGGTGATGGTCTGTCCATGTGAATTCAAAAATTTTTCAGCATAGGTCATAACTCATCACCATCCCTGAACGCATTGCGACTTAACTTAATATTCTCTGTAACCGTAAAAATCGCCAGAACTGCGCTCATAACGACTACGCTCACCAAACAAAACCCTGCGATTTGAAGCACGCTCATGTCATCACCGCCTGTGATTGTGGACTTGGAAATGCGGAACAGTCGGCACGGTCATTGTTGATAACCTCGCTAAATAACTGTCCCGCTTGTTCCCCAAGTCAGCTTTCAACTTGTGCCAATTCACCACTAATTCCTGCGTAAAGTGCGGCCCTTGCTCTCGCTGTGGCACTCGAACTGCCATCGCATCACACAAGAGACTTGCACATTCGCATACCGCTGCCGCTTCCAAATACACTTTGTCAATGCCCGTAAGGTCGGCATAGTTGGGCACTTGGTCAATAATATTGGCTTCGGCAACCGTGATGAACTCTGGTGATTCGATTACGGTATCGGGCAAGTAGACAGAGTCCGTCCCTAACACAGAACGGACTCTTTCTTGCCATCCTTCTCCGGTTAAAATTAAATTGGCCACGGGGTTAGCCCCCTTTCCGATTACTCAAGGGTCATAATTGCAGAGGAATTCTTGAGTATTTTTCTAAAACCACTATTCTCGGAAACAGTCATGATCTCGGTTTGGTTCTTGATGAACTTGTCAACCTCGTTGATGGTGGAACCGACCTCAACGATTTCCTCAATAGCGGACTCACGGTTCAGTCCATAAAGAGCTACCTTGCCGTCGATTTTCTCGGCATACGGGCTGTAGAGCAGGGTAACATTGGACACAAAGCCTTGAGGTAAGGATACGGAAACATTCAAGCCCTTGGCTAACAGTTCGTCCATCAGGCCAGCAGTCGCAGAGGCGGGGTATAGTACCTCAAGAACCTGCAACAATCCGTCCTCATTGGATACCACGGTGTTACACGCGCGGGGATAGAACTTGAGCAGGAATTTAATCCATGCAGTTCTAGTCAATGCAGTGGAGAAGGACGAATCCAAGTCCTTAGCCTTGTAAATGGTAGCTGCGTTGTTGTTGCCGTCACCATCTTTGATAATGGACAGGATTTCAGCGACCTTGTTGTCGGCAGCCTGTACGCCGATTTCTTGAAGGTGAATATTGAACACTTCAATGCTCATCCGGCGCAGGGCTTCATAAGATGCTTCGATTGCGCGACCATATTTATAGATATTGATCGCGGATTCACCAAGTTTTAACTTGGCAATGGGCAGTTCAGCGGCCTCGGTTACACGCCGCATCTGAGTTGCCTTTTTGTTCTTTGCATCGTCCAGATCAAGGTATCCAGCCTTGTAAACATTGCTGTCAATCATTGTCCGAGCCGCTACAAGATACTGGAACACGGGATACTGAACCATTGCCTGAACGAGAGTTCTGGCGATATATTCAGGGAACAGTAGCTTATTCTCATCGGTGCGATAAAACGCTTCCACCTTGGAGGAAAAGATGTTTTTCTCAGGAATGTTACTTGTAACAATCCCCGCCTCTTGCATCAATCTCTCAAAAGCATCTAACTTACTACCTTCAGGAGAAGGGTCTAGCCCTTCCAAAAACATGGAAAGGGTCATGGCCTCCGAATGTGCCTGTCTATACAGGTCGGGAGTTAAATTACTCAATGCGATTTTTGCCATCTGTCTATTTCACTTCCTTTCTGTACGGCAATTAGCCGATAAATACCATAACGGGGCCGGTTACTTCGGAGCCGATGTCAATCGCTTTTGCTGTGCCAGTAGCACCAGTTGAAGCCTTTACCGCACCACTGCCATTGACCACCAAGATATTGCCATAGTTGGGCAAGCTACCGGACACGCCAGCAAACTCAGTAAATCCCTTGATTTGTACGGTTGCATAACCATCGGGTTCGTATTTTTCGAGTTTGCCAAGCAGAGCATCGCCTGCATTGCCGAATCCACAGGTCCCCTTCTCAGTCAAGGCAACGGCCATTCCCTCAACACCTACAAGTCCACTAGCGGCATAAGCTGCCTTTAGTCCATCGTCCGCCTTAAAGGGGGCGCGCAGGGCACCAATGCCTTCATAATCCAATCCACCACGTGCCATTCTGTTTTCACTTCCTTTCTCAAAGTCGATAAAAATGAGCATAAAAAAATCCGCTATAAAAGCAGAGTTATTGGGATGTTAGTTTGTGTAGGACTTGCTTACCGTCCCACCTTGAACGCTTCATCAGGCATGGTGAGTTTCTGGTCTCTGCCAAGCCCCGCCTGGGTCTGTCTACCAGCAGGGA